GCCTGAGAGCTTCCGGGCTCTAGTTCGCTTTGAATTCTTAGTTGCACGAAATCATCATTAATAATGATTGAACACCAGTCGCCTGGCTTGTATGTTCCTAGGGTTGGTCGGAGAGATCCGTCTACAGTAATAGAGAAGCTGGAAATTGGAGGCACTGACTCAGAGAGCATACGAGTGGCGTACTCGTCGTAGAGTATGGACTCTTCGCTAATATTGTCAATCTTCTCTACTTGATCAAGTAGAGGCCACCCGCGATCTAAATAGTCAAAGTTTGATTCAGCCGCATAGGGTAATGAAGCATTGGAGTTACCAGTGTCATCGTCGCCCTGAACCCAGAAACGTGTAGCTGCGTCTTCCGCCGATTCAACCATGCTCGCGGCCAAGATGTTTCCAGGGTGCTCAAATACAATCTTGTCCGCATTAAACGCAGATAGGGGAGCATATTTACCAGCAGGAAGCTTAGAGTTCGGGAGCGCGTCTTTATACTCTCTTAAAGAGTCAGGCTCCATAGGCAGGAAGACAAAAGTTCTGGTGAATGAGTTTGTGTTTGCATCGTATGCGCAGTCAATTCGATACTCAAAGCCGCCCGGCTTGTTTGAGTATTCCTCTAGAATCTCTCCGACATACTTAAGTTCGAAACCTCTAAATGGGTGATTATCCCTAGGAGACTGCACACTAAGTCCACCAGTAGAGTAGTCCAACTGAAGCCCCGAGTTCTGAGAATACTCACCGTAAGATCCATACCTAATTTCTGCCTTACGCTCCACGGTGGCGTCTTCCGCAGGCTCGCTAGTTGCAATAGCTACAGTGACTTCAGTCTGGAAGGTTAGAGTTGTGCTAGTAGTTCCAGTCACTACATGAGTACCGTCTATTAGGTTAGTAAGTCCGCTGACCTCTACAACATCATCCACGTTAAATGAGTGTGAAGATGCAGTGGTTATCGTAACAACGCCAGTGCCTGCCCTCGAGTATTTGGAGATGGCTGACTCGTTAGATGTTAGCGGGGTTGTAGAAATATCATTGCCAGTGCTGGTAAATGTTATGGTGTTCTCATTTGGGACATCTAGCACCACATGGCGACCATCTAGAGCCGTGTCGCTATTTCTGATAGTAAACCCTTGTCCAGCAATCAAGTAGTGGGGCTTGGCAAAAATCGCGGTAGCGACATTAGATGTTCTAGATACCGTAGTAATAATTTGCGCGAATACCTGAGAGGGCTCTATCTCAGAATTTCCAAAGATAGGTCCATAAAAATCCAGCTCTAATGCATCGAGCAAATCACGTGCATATTGGTACGTATCTTGTCTTACATAGACAGCTGTACTTGTGTCCTGCCTAGCCACCCCTTGAACAGAAATAAGACCATTGCCGTCTTTTTGAGCAGTGAAGTAAGCAACGCTAGTAGTAGGTGCAGGATCATCAGTGATGTAGTAGTAGCCGTTGTATTTCTGATTGTTTTCTGAACCAAACACCAATTGAATTGGCATATTAGCTTCGAAATCAAACGTCTCGTTATCCTGCAGTTCTAGCTTGCCGATGCCGTCAGTGTCTAGGGTGACTGTAGCGTTGTAGCCATTGTCAAAGGTCTTCCATGCAACGCGGTGATATAGGTAGCTAGGGAACTCGTTACCACTAATATTTAAAACTTTATTTTTGATGTCATATGATCTAGACCAAATGATTCCGCCCCACACACACTGGTTGTTGCGGACAATATATAGGGCTGTCTTGCCTGGAACAGTGTTTTCGTATAGGCTCAGATTATAGGTTTCAGGGCTTACCGGGATGTCACCTGTAAAAGACCCCGCCTCGCGGATTGATCGACCATAAGATACTCCGCTTAGCGGAATTTCTGCTAGCAGCTCGTTAGTAACAAGGTCGCAAACGAAATAGCGATAATTAGCCGAGAGTGTCGGTTGAGTGGTTAGAGTCGCCATTAATGTACTTTCGTCTTTGTCTTTAGATAAATTATAACACTAGCCAATCCAGCCAGATCGGAAGGCTACAGTGCAACTACCTCCCGAGGCCGTGAAGGTGATGGTATTGCTTGCCTTAGAGCTTGGCTCTAATCTAATCCAGTCGCTAAGCGTAGAAATATAGCTTCTTGCGTTTACTACCTCATCTCCCGTCACCAGAACTACTTCTCTATTAAGCGAGTCAATCTCCAAAGTAGATCCATTTGGGATAGCAGTAACTACTGTTATGGTCTCGGAGACGTCAGTGACACTCGAGTCAGAGTAGTTGATGGCATTAACTATGGTTGCTCCGGCATTAACTGGACCAGCTATGGCTAGGATAGTCGGAACTTTATATGTCCCTGAGTTTGTACATGTAGTATTTCCGTTAGCTGAAATGGTTTTTTCTCTGTAACCATCAACAATGCTCTCGCCAGACCCAGCTTGACTAGAGCTGTAAAGATATTCGTACTTAATTGGATCAGCTGCCTTGAGGCCAATAGAAAAGTCGGTACGACCCCTAGCCTTCATCGTAGCAACTTCTGGCCTACCGCTAAGCCTGACAAAAGCAGTCTTAATTACTGGAGATTCCTTGACTACCAAGTCTGCACCAGCGTAGACCAAATCAATAGCGTTGAATAGCTTTTGTCTGGCAGCTTCGACCTGAGAAGGATCTTGGGTTAGGAATGATCCATTTAGAGTCATGAGCCTAGCAGTGTAGCGACCCTTAGCATCGTAGGAACCATCTCCCCAGCCTCGAGGTAGGTCTGGAAGTTCTGGTTCTGGAAGGTTCCACCAACCTTCGATATCAGTACACACCCAAATGACGTCATCTTCGTCAATAGTGTTAAGAGTCAAGTTGCCAATAGAGATGTCAGCCTGAAGCTTTAGGCCCGAGATGTGCGGAGCGGGTAGGTTAGATAGTGCCTTGTTTACTAACTTATTCTCGTCCGCCTGAGTAGCCGGATTTATATTTGCACTAGGGTCATAATATGTTGGCATTAGTAACCGCCCTTACGAATCTCGTATGCGATCTGGCGGGAAACTTGCATCGCCAATTCGCGCTCATCCATCTTTGCAGACGGGTTAACCGTGACCTGAATCTGAGGGCCACCGCCACCAGAAAGTTTGTTGATGATAGCCAAGTCTCTATCAGAAAGACCATTAGGGTGAAGTGGCTCAATACGCTCTGGACGACCTGCTTCGGCTACAGTAACCATTGACCCGCCAGAAGTCGGGAACACGGTACCACCCGTAGCCATCTTAGTGCCACCGACCTTTGCTAGGTTGGCTTTAGCCTTGCTAGTCCAGTCAACGTAGTCAACCTTCAACTTAACGTTAGATAGGTTGATAGCTCCACCAGTAACAGTCTTGAGGAACTGACCAACAGGGCCGTCACCGATAGCCTTGAGCAGACCATTGACCACACCTAGAACTACGTTAATTCCACCGATGATGGCATTGACAATACCTTCAATAATTCCTAGCAACATGATTCCGATGCCACCAAAAATCTTAGCTAGGCCCGGACCGAAGTTACCCTTGAATAGGTCCATGATTCCGCTAACAAGCGGTTTAATACCATTCATAATGGTTCTAACCAACGTGGTTATGAAGTTAATTGCGGTGGCTACAGTGTCAATAATTATGCTGATTACACCACCAATTAGCGGGAATACTGTACCAAGAATCAACTCAGTTACTGGGCGAATTGCTTCCATAATTCCGCCCAAGCCCTCGCCACCAAATAGCTGATCAAATAGACCCATTAGCGAGTCCCAGAGGCGACCGAACGCCTCGCCGATACCAGACAGTGTCGCCTGTACGGTTGTTCTAAAGGTTTCGGAGTTGTTGTAGAGATCAACAAAAAGAGTCACAAGTGTCGCAATAATTGCAACACCAGGGAAACTAGTCAAGAAGCGACCAAAACGGCTAAGTCCGACACCCAAGTTTCCGAATAGGGTGTTCAAGAAGCCACCCTTACCAATTAGGTCTTTAGCTCCTAGGTTCATCTGAACTAGGAATCCTTGGAACTTACCCAAATTTGTAAGGAATCCGGCACCCATCCTAGCTATGTTACCGAAGACGCCCATAAAGACATTTCCGAAGAACGTGGCAACCTTTGTTACGGTGCCAATGGCAAGGGCAAACGCTAAGAATCCACCGATAGCTTTAAGTATCTTCTGAGCAATTTCGCTTTCAAGAATGTCAGCCACCTTAGTTGCAAAAGCAGTGAGAGTATCAAAGAAAACCTTAGGTCCCTCGGAGTCAGCCAAGGCTACAAGAATTCGTGTTATCTGTACAACAAGGTTAGCTAGGGACGGACCAGCTTTTATACCAGCCCGCATAAGCTCGCCCATGGCAGGTGCTCCGGCTTTTAAGATGTCAAAGGTTTGGCCAATTTCTGGCATGTCACCCAGCTTGAGGAATTCCTTTATCAAGGCACCAACTGAATCCAAAATCTTGGTAGTGTTGGTAGCTGCTCCCGCGAAAAAGTCCTTAAAAGCTGGGGTGAGGTTGCCATTGACGTCTCGGCCCATGTTGGCCCAGCCTTTGGTGGTCTTCTCGAGCCACTGAACCATGATTTCGCCACCCGAGCCAGGTCCGAAGTTTGCCTCTACTAGGGTGCTGATTGCGCCAAAGATGTTTCCAAATATGCCGAAGAATCGCTCCAGCATTTTCTCGGATTCAACAAAGAACTTGGCTATAGGACTGTCTTTAGCATCGCCCTTAAAAGTAAAGAAATTTGCAAAAGCAGCTGATTTACCTTCTAGATATTTAATAAAGTTTCTAGTTGCTGGATCAGCTAGCTTCAATACACCCAGTAACCCGTCAAATAGGTTTCCGAATATGCTACCCATCGGAGGGATCTGCTGAGATATATTTTTTAAGACAGTATCTAAAGTCTTTAGGCTATCTCTAGCAATGAGTATGTTAGTGAAGTTCTTAGCCGCTAACCCCATACCGCGACCAATGTCATAGAAACGGGCCTTTATGATGTCTAAGGCACCAGCATCTATGAGCCTCTGCATCTGAGCCTGCAACAAAGGCAAGAAGCCTTTAGCTGTAGCCTCTTTGATCTCGTCCATCTTGGTCTTCAAGCCAGCCAAGAACTGAGCAAAGGCTTTCTGAGATGGAGTCAGCCCCGCATATGGATCTTGGCCACCAGCACCACCGGCAGCTTTACCAGCATTCTTCTCAGCATCTTTTGCTTTACGTAACGCAAGTTCGGCCTTTTTAACGTTGAGGTCAGCTTCTCTTCGTATTCTGCTATTTACTGGTAGATCGGCAACTCGGTTTCTAGCCTCGATTGCCTTCTCTAGGTTTAGTGACGCCTCGTCTACTGCTAACGCGGCTTCTTCTGCCTCAAACTTGGCTTTCCTGAGAGAGTCCGTATAGGATTTATTAGCGGATGTGGCAGCTGAAACAGCTTGACTAATTCCTTTAAAAGCTAAGCCAGCAACACTAAATCCAACTTTAAGAGCTACTGCAGCACCAGCAACAGCAACTAAGCCAACAGCAGCTTGGCCCGCAGCTCCAACTAGCGCACCGAGTCCACCAATCAGAGAAGATACTGCTCCTAGTAATACAGAGATAGCGGTACCAGCTACGTAGGACGAGCGGACCATACCTTGGAAGGCTAGCCTAGCTTGTTCTCCATTAGGCGCTATCTGGGCAATGTTATCGGCGAGTCTAGAAAAGACATTACCATCTATGTTGTTTCGCAGTCCGCGTGAGAAAGAGGCACCTAGCGATGCACCAGCATTGCTAGCAGCGCTACCGTTGACGTTGCTAAATGCTTTACGAATATCTTTTTCAACGTTCGTTGTTATAGCACGAACGAGGATATGCGCTTCACCGACTAGGGCCACTTTTTCACCTACTTAATTAGCGAAGCGGAGCTTCTAAAAGACTGCCGAATGGGTTAGATGATTCAGGATCAAACTCTGTTGGAGGAACATATGGCTTAACTTCATCTATGTCAGGGACACCCGTAGAAGTAGAATTTGTCTTACTACGAGCCTTCACTTTATAGTTGTAAGTTACCCCATATAAGGTTTCGTATACCTGAGTGCGGGTAGCACTTACGGATTCGACTTCCTCCTGAGATAGATAACGAGAATCCTCCTCAAAGATGAAATGGATGACGTCTAGCATGTCTGACATATCCATCTCCTTTAAGTTAATTCCCGAGATCAAAGCTTTTCCGTTCACGTAGGGCCAGAGGTCAATAGCCCATTCTGCTAAGCCTCTGGCTGCTCTTCCGGGCGGTCGCTGAACTGCTCCACAACCCAACCAGTGATATCACCGAGCTGCTCGACTGTGACAATTCGATCAGCGTCATCTAGAAGTGCGTTGAATCGCTCGTAACTCTCTGACACGAGCACCTTGGAGAAAAACTGATCAATAGTTCCAGCTGCTTCCGCTGGGTCAGCTGATTTTGATTTAGCTACCAAGTCAAGCAAAAGCTTTCCGGGCACAGCCTTCTTACACTCAAAAGTCTCACCGTGAATTGCGAAGGTAATTGGCTCTACGTTGGTGAGGTCTGGGCCACTACCAAAGTCCTTGAATTTAGTCATATTATTTTATGTCTTTCTTTCTTGTTCCTGCCAAATAGCAGTACTTCTATTTTACCCTCTTATGTGGATTCTGAGTTGGTCAGAGAGGTATCTATTCGGTTTGGTGCCTGGGTGGTTTACTGCCCTTGCATGTATGACCCTAGTACCCTTACCAAACACTAGAACTGTATTAGGTGGGTTAGGAGTAATGATGTGAGGTCTGGTCCCCTCGTGGTGCATGTATGCGTAATTTAGTCGCGAACCAACCTTTATAGCAGCACCCTCCCTAAACACGATGTGCTGGAGCTCGATGCTTCTACGTAAATTTCCGGTACGAACTCCGACTTGTCGCCTTGCGCCTCTAACTATGCGCTGACCAATTTTGTTTAAATACTTACCAACCATTCCAGCCGGGTCGTGCGTCTGAAAATTAAGAGCTGATTTATAGATTATTACTCGGGAACTGCTGTAGCTGAAAGACATGGACAAGCCAGTCTTTCTAGGGCCCGAAGGCTTGTAACTTGCAGACCCTTTACGAGCTAACTTCTGAGCCGCATATATCCAAGGACTATCTGGGACTAATCCCCAAGCTGGCATTTTATGGGACCGCCATTGTGACGCTCATGGTTGTGGTCTGGAATCCACCTTCAGGTGCGCCAACCTCAAGGGTGGCAATAACACCAATACCATAGCCAGTCTCATCCCACTGATCTAGTAGATTCACTGATTCCATTAGAACCCATGAGTCATAGGCCAAGGTTTCAGAAGCTATCTGAATCTTTTGCGGTGAAGGTGGTCTGCCGTTCTGACCAACAATAGGGGTGGCTCTTGAAATCATTATGTTCAAGGTTGCGCTTCTTGGTACGTGACAACGCTGAGGTTCACCTACCTGAGCCCCTGGAGCACCTAAATACATCTGAACGAATGAGACAACCAGCTGTTCGCAATCGATAGCTGGTTGACCCATCGTCCAATATCTTCGTTCAGGAAGATTTACGTTGTATGACTGAAAAATAGACTGGACGCGCTCAAGTACACCTTCCATCATGTCGCGAAGATTTGTTGCGTCTTCGGCGACACCAGTAAAGTCAATAGCGGTCGTCGTCATTTTTACTCCTCTACAACGTCAATAACAGGTTCTGCCTCAGCTACAACCTCTACTACTGGCTCCTCTACCTTAGGAGCTTCTACCTTAGGAGCTGGCTTAGAAGCCACCTTCTTAGCAGGAGCAACTACAGGTTCAGGCTTAGCAGTACCAAGCATGTCCTGAGCACGGAAATTAGTCTGAATTGACATATTTACCTCTCTTAGCTATACATCTTGATCTGGAGGTTTCCAGAAGCAAGCTCTACTAGGTTCTCTACACCA